GTAGCCCCGGACACAGCCTGGGTCATAACCTCGCCTTTTGTGAACGCACCCGAAGCATTGCCGACCAGTCGTGTGTTGAGAAAATCGAGTTTGTGATAACCCGAATCGGCTTTGGTGGCTGAATATGCCCGCCCATCAGCGAAGTACATTTTCTGATACGCGGGTTGTATGGCTACCTGGCCAGATGTATCAAGGTCTCCTGCCGTGAATCCGTGTGTAGCACCTAACTGCGTTAGCGTTGCCATTATTTGTGTTTTCCTAATCTACGCTTAAATTCTTCCACACTCATGCCGGTCTGTTTGACTCGTTCCTCGGCTGTGATAGCATGTTTGACCTTGGGCTTAGTCTCAGCCTCAACCTTAGCCTTAACCTTAGCCTCAGCCTTAGCCTTGGCTTTTGTTTCGTTTTTCTTAGCCTGCTTCGCCTCATATCCTTTGATAAGCCGGGCCACCTTCATCTCATTTTGTCGCTTCTCACCGATGTATGTCTTCTCTCCGCCTTTAAGTTCTTTGGCCTTGCGCTTGAGCCACGCCCGCACCGTCAGACCTTTGGGTTTCTTGTCCTTCGCCATCTTACAAATCTCCGAAGTAAATTGTCTGGTGTCCCACAACTACGATCCGTCCTTTGTATCGCCCACCTCCTGTGAACTCGAAACTATTGATGTCAACCCAGCCCGTACCTGGTTGCCATACTTGATCGGCGTCATAATCAGATCGTCGTGTGAAATCAGTAAACGATGGAGAAACCTGCGTGATGAACGTCCACGTATCTCCAGTTGTAACCAAGAGAGTATCAGGATCACGAGTATCAACACGCCACTCGTAGATCGAATAATAACTGAGAGAACCGCGTACCGATGCCGATAAATAGTGCGTTGTTGAATCATCGGTGATCGTCTCTTGTAGTGTCCATGTCCCGCCAGATGCTCGAAAATAGACCAGATAATCAGGTGTCTCGCCTACTGGCGCAACCCACGTAAATGCGTTGATCGCCGAACTACCGGCAATGTAGATGTTGGTTTGGTCGTCAGTCGGCCCCGGAGTTGTAGCCTTGCCCGGTCCTGCTACCAGACTGGCTGTTCCGGCTGCGGTGACGGTCTTGGTTCCTTCTGCGTAGACTGTACCAGCGTCTCCGTAGATTTCAAACATGAAATCATCGCCATTGTATCCAGTCCAGCTACTTCCGCTATCGGTCGAACCGACTCGTTGTCCACCTGTATAAGACGGAACGATATCATCAACGCGCCACTCAAGATAATAGTCGGCGGCGCTGAGAATAATCGCATACTGCTGTCCGGTGGTTATCGAAACTGTAGGGTTAAATGTTATTTCTTTCCACTCTCCTGAACTACTGGTTGTGAGGGTATCACCATCAAATGTCTCAGAAGCGAGATCAGCCCCGGTAGGAAGATACCCAGATGCGTTTCTTATATGAACGGTGACAGTAGACGGAGTAAATACTCGATAAATAAGGACTTTGACTGAAGTGAGCGTATATGACTGAGAAGCGGTCCACACTTGGCCGTTCCAGACAGCACCGGCAAATTGTCTCTTATCACTATCACCCGTATTATAAGAATCAATCAGAGCCATCAGATAGACCTAAAGTAAATCTCGCCTTCTTCACTTACGACTACCACACTCTGTACCCACGCCCCAGCGATCTGTGTCCGCGTACTCGTCCATGTCCCGGTAGACTCGTGCCAGTAAAGGTCTCCGTCATAGTCGCTGGGTCGAGCCGATGGAAACGTCGAGTTGCTCTTGTACGATTCTGTATCGAGCGACACACTAGCCGCTGCTGTTACTGTTAGAGTCCCTTCGGTTAATGCGAGTTGTTCTGTCGATAGACTAACAACTCCGGCTACAGTGACCGTAAGTGTACCTTCGTCGTTGCCCGTTGTTTCTGACGCTAGACTAGCCGTTCCTGCGGCTGTTACTGTTTTGGTTCCTTCGGCATAAACTGTTCCGGCGGTTCCCCACGTTTCAAACATGAAATCAAGTGCAGTATTTTCTGTCCAACTTGAGCCGCTGTTAACTGAACTAATAAAAGCGCCCCCAGCATAAGTTGGAGATGTCGAATCACTACGCCAATTTATTATGTGGGTAGGATAAACACCATCCGGGTTTCGCAGCACAATAGCGTATTTGGTTCCTGATGACAATGAGTAAGGGACGCTAAGAGTAAATTCGTACCAATCATTATTGATAGCAGCTATTGTATCGGCGGCTGCTGTAGCAGATGTCAAATCTGCACCAGTGGGTAGCCCGCTTCCGTCTGTAGCACGAATACCAAGAGTGACTACTTTTCCTGATCCTCCGGCTCCGAAAGCAAATTTAAGTTTGACTGAGGTAATATCATATGCCCCAGTTGGTGTAAACGTTTGGGCTAACCATATCGCGCCGTATATAGCTTGGTGCCCATTATCGCCAGTATTATAATAATCCTGCAAGTCAGCCATATCATCCGGTCAAATCTATCTCGATTGCCACGGTCAGTGTGTCAGTATCGACAAGTGTTCGTGTAGCACTCAACGGGGCCGACGCTATCAACTTGCCAGTGTCATCGACGGTTGTAGCCAAGAAGACGGTGTTTGCTCCGGTCCAGTTGCCGCCAGCCGTGAAGGTCACGGTTTTGGTTGTCACCTTCCAATCTGCGGTCCCAGTCGTAGCCGAGGTTATGTCCACGTTATCAGAAGCTACCGTCTGTCTGGCGTAACCAGTACCAGATACTTCAGTCTGATCTCCGAGACTGGCATCTTCAGCCAGTGAAGCATCGGTCGCAAGACCAACATAGAAATTTGCTGGAACGCTTTGTTCCTCTGAAAGAGCGACTTCGAGTAGAAACTGAAGTCCCTCTTGGTGGAGTTCTGCTGCCATGTTATTCTCCTAAGCAGGCTCGATGTAAGTTGTTGTAATCACCCCAATAACTAATACGGGGTATTCGCCGCCAATTTGGGTAGTATACGCCTTGGTTAAGGCTGGCCGTTGTCCCCCACGCGCCCGCCCTTCTTCTATGTCATAAGGACGGACATTTTGCAACTGCGGAGACGTAGTGGGTGGTTGTCGTTCAGCCGCTAACCCTTCGTGCAATCCGCTGAGGGGGAATGGTATTTCCATCATGCGCTCCTAAAAAGGGAGCGAACCGAAGGGGGCACAGTCCGCTCCCTAACACAAAAGAAACTACGCAGCAACAGTGATTGCGTTGAAATTGCAACTTGACGCTGTACCCTCGTTGACATACAAAGCGGTAGCATCACCACCATCAGTATGGATGAAGATACAGCCAATCGCATAACCAGAAGCCTCATCTGTAGGGACAGTGTTACCGTAGGCTATGAGGATACCGTCTTCGATTGTCCAGATCGGGATAACCGTAGTAGAAGCTGCGGGTCCGGGGATCATGTTTTCGTGTTCAAAACTCTCGCTTGCCATCAGTGCTCTCCTATGATTTGGTTACTGTTTGCCATGTTCGCAACATACGATGCCGAGGCCCACCGATTCGGGTGAACATACGGCTACGGGCGTCGGCCTCGTGTGCTCTCGGCAACGCCTTTTGGATGTATCGTTCGATATGCCCGGCCTGGATATTCGAGAAGAACTGTTCGGCCTCTGATAGGCATGACGCCTTCACAACTTCGTCGAACTGACTGGGGCTCGGAATCAGGTTGTTTAGTGGTTGGACGACATACACACTGTCATTCGCAACCGGGTCTGTGCCACCGGCACTACCATCGGACTTCAGCCAATCAGCAACAGTGAATGTGCCGGTGGACCCGGTATAATCGGTAACAATCGCATACGAACCGCGGCCAGTACCGTCGATAATCTCAACCTTCCAACCGTTGAAGTAGTCATCGGCCTCGTCTCGTGTCGAATCGACTACAGTTGTAGTCGAGGCTCCAGTCGCCAGGCCAAGCTCCAAGTCGATTTTGTTGAAGTCGAGGACGTAAGGCCATTCCAAAGTATCAGCCTGGACAGGATCAGGGTAAACGATGAGTTCCTGTCGCCGAGTTGGTCCGAGCGTGCCAACTACGGGTTCGAGAGGTCGGATCGCGGCCAGGAACGGATAGCCAGTGTCGTTGCTGTTCTGTCGTTTCTTTCGGATTATGTTCTCTGCCGCCCAAAAGATACGTTGCCGGTGAACCGCGTCCTTGTCGTAACTGATGTCTCCGCTGACTTCGCCGCCGTAGTACTCTGGCAACGGATACCGGCCTATGTCTCCAGCAACAGTCTCGTACTGAGTGATAGTGAATGTACTTGAAGCGGCGGGGTCCGTGCCTCCCGCGTTTCCATAGGCGTCAAGCCAGTCGGCAACGGTGACGATTCCGCCTGAAGCGGTATAGTCGGTGATCTGGGCGTAACTTCCCTCCCCTGTTCCCCCGGTAATGTATATCCAGTAGTCGTTGAGATCGTCGTCTGCGTCATAAGTATCCTCCAACGTCGCATCTGTCAGCGACGTGCTATCTGCGGCGTCAGCCGTACCTGTCTCCTGTACGTTCGAGATATTGACCTGAAGTATCCGTTTACGCCATTCCCAACCAGTAGGCGGAGCATCAGCGATGAACTGCCGGATACCGTCGTTGATGACTTGTTTTATGTCTTCGAGGTCATCATGGTTGGCTGGGGGCATCGCCCGACTCGTCCCGTTCACTCCCCGGTATGCCGTCCCCGCTTCCTTCGCTATTCTCGTCGCCAGTTGGAGTACAGTTAGAATTGACGTAGGTTCGCTCATTTTCTACCTCGAAATATTCCATGCAACAAAACTGCACCTGTCTCAGATCATTGACCAGCGCGATATGTGTCGCTCTATCGCAATGCAATGTAGCGAGCGCTTGGTCAATTCGATTGATCGCTTCTTGAACTTGTTTCTTGTCCATTTGATTCCCCTTTATCCTACATTGTCTTTAATCACAACTTTGAGTTCCTGACCAGAGTTGATGAGTTGGGCCAGTTTACCTGCTTCGGTCTGACCGAAATGCACACCTCTTATAGTCAATCTATCGCCGTTGGTCTTGGTCGTGAACTCAAGCTGATCTACTGTTGCGGTAACTTCTGCTTTCATCGTAAACTCCAAAAAAGCCGCCCTGGGGCCGAAGCCCCAGGACAGCGAACAAAACAGTTTACAAACTACCTGTTAACATGATCTCTGTCGCACCATTCGCAAGACTGTTATCGTCGAGGATGTAACCAGCTACCTGGCCGTAGGCTCCACCTATGGCAGAACTGTAATCACGCAACTGGATACTACCATCGTAGCGCCACACAACCTCGCGTCCATGATCGGTCGTACCGCACTCGCCTTGAGGCGCGAGCCAGCAACGACCAGCATACTGCTCCCAGTGATACACATTAGCCGCAGTAACCTCAACTGCCGAGATACCGATATGACTCTTGTTGTATGCGTCAGAGCCTTCACTGTACTTAACAGCCGAGTACGGTGACGGCATAACGAAAGCATAACTCGAAGTCGTAAGAGCCTCGGTTAGAGGAGCGTCGAGGTAGATCGTAACAGTCGCTCCGATGGCAGCGGCGGTATTTCCGACTACCATGCGCTGTTGTAGTTCATGGTCCGTTGAAGTCGAAGTCGGCTTCAATACAATATGGCCATTTGCAAGGTCGTCTGCGGTATGTGTCACTACCGCCGTCATCTGTACTGATTTTGCACCCAAAGCCGAAGCAGCGGCCAAGGTTGCGTAGTCAATACCAGTCGCAGGAATAGCGTTGTTAAACACATTTCCACGACCGACAGAACACGCACCGGCAGATTTGCAGTATACAAATTTTCTACCATCAGGAAGTTCGACAGAATCGCCGATGTTCCAGTGTGCGTCCTTAACCGTAGACTGCCGGTAAAGGAAGTCCCAAGAGCCTTGCGTAGAACTCTGAACCAAACCGGCTTCGCCAAGGCGAACCGATCTTACAGTGTACTTACTCATTAGATTCTCCTTGATTACGAGGTTTTGTGCAGGACATGACCGCACTTACGGATGTTCTCGACCAGCACGTTATGAGCACCATCAACGAACGAGGTAAATGTGGTGTGCTGTCTACGGTCAACCATAGCCGGGGTTTTCTTCATCCAGTAGCCGTCATGGACCACGGGCTTGAAATAACTGAGGTCGAAGGTGTAGATCGGCGTATAGGACGCACTATCGAGTGTGTCCAGCGGGATCACCGGAACACGGTTGATGCGCACCAGATCACCGTCTACCACCAACAGACCACCCAGAGCTTCCTTACCCGTGCTAACATGGTTGTCGTCCTTGTTGTCCACCAACTCCATGATGTCCAACACGCTGTCAGTACCCGCAACTGCCTTCATCTTCATGGCCCGCTCACGCATCAACGGAGTGTTGAGTATGATCGGCACGCGGAACTTGGTCTTAATACAAGCCTTGCGGTACGCCTTGAGGAAAGCGTTGTTGATGGCAGTGTACGGAGCGGCCCAGTTACGCCACTTGGACTCGGTGTTAGCGTCGATACCGGCTATAATCGTGCCAGTAGTCGCATCACCGAACGTGACGGTAGCACCGTTGAACCCAGCCGTGCTGTTGATCGTACCCGACGTATTGAGAACACGCAGGTAATACGGCAACGTGAACGGCTTGGTCTTATCCGTAGCACTATCGGGCACACCGATCATCGTCTCTTCGATCAGATCAGCGAGGTCGATGATAGACTTGTCCCTACGAGTCTGAACGAGATTGACGTAACCCTTCTCCGAGTTCATCTGCTGGACGATCTCAAACTCGTCCCAAGAAGCATTAGTGCCAAGCAATGCCCAATGGACATCAATAGTCTGGATCGAATCACCAAACTTCGGCTCATCCGTGTCGTACATGGTACGATAACGGGCATTGCCAGAGGTGTCGAACGAGACTTTACGCTGTATGCTGGTTCCGCCATCTATCGAGACGTTGTTCTTCTCGAACATGGAGCACCAGAAATACTCATTATGGTCAAGAGCATACTCAAGCTCCTGATCCGGCAGATCGGCCAACGTAGTCGTCAACAGGTCTGCAATATCTTCCGGTCTGTAACCCATTATTTATCTCCCAAACAACTTTCGCAAACGCCGTCCTGCGTTTTGCTCGGCCTTCTCTTTCGTCTTCACATTCGAGTCAGCCACTTTCTTGGTCGCAGAAGGCTCAAGAGTAATGGCCTTGCTACGCTTGACCGCTTTTGCTTTGATGCTTTTTCGGATTGTCGCCTCCTGTACGTCCTTCGTGACGAGGAAATGCGCACGCTCAAATGCCTCATCCAGAGACATATCTACTCCTTGCTGTTGAGCACCGAGCATAATCAGATTGGCCTGTTCGGCAACTTCGTACCGTTTCTTGATCTGACCCTGTGTGAGATTGTCCCAGTCCCTAGAACCTTTCTCCACTTCGCCATACGTCTCCTTATATGCCGCAACATCAGGTCGTTCAAAGAAACTGTCGATCTGCTGTACTATAGCCGCGTCCTGTGCTGCCTGGGCTTTGGATACCTTATCCTCGCCCTTGGCGTTGGTCTCCCTGAGAGAGTTGACCTCATCAGAGAGACTCTGATTCTGCTCTACTACCTGCTTGAGCACACCCACAATGGGGTCGTTCTCATACTCTTTCTCTAAAGCGGTGAAGTCGATCTTACTCGCCTTCGGCTTCGGTTCTGGCTTAGGCTCTGCCGGAGATTCCGGGGTAGTAGCCCTGGCCTTACCAAGTTCTGAGAATTTCTTGCTCAGGTTGTTCTGGCTCTCCAGCGCTTTAGCACAGGTCTTTTTTGCCAACCCAGGATTGGCCTGTGCCAACTCCTCGATGTCATCCTGGGTCCATCCGCTGTGTATGGCCGCACGGATTTCGGCCTGCGTTAGAGCGTGTTCATCTCCTGCCGGTTCATCTTCTGGCTTGTCACCTGCCGGTTCATCGTCTGATTCAGGTTCGGGTTCCGGCTCATCCTCTTCAGGCTGAGGGTCGTCCTCCGGCTCATCATCAGGTTCCAGGGTAGGCTCTGGCTCATCCGGGGTAGGGTCGTCTTCATCACGTAACGCATCCAGATTCTCTCTGGCGTGATCGAGCACCGACTGGTGCTTTGCTTCCTGTTCTGCCTTTTCTGCGTCTAACTGTTTTTGTTCGTCTTCTGTAAGCATTTTGATCTCCGATAAATAAGTCTGCCAGCTTCCCCTTTACGCTGGGGTAGGTTATTAGGCGATCCTCGTTCGTCCCAACTGGGACTTGGTTCTTTGTGGTTTCTTATAACATCCAGCAGATTGCTCCGCGTACCGTTCCTGTTGTTTCGGACTTGTGAATACCGGCTGACCTTCCGGCGTCACCTCAATATCAGGGTAGAGTTTTCGGTGCTCTGGAATATCATCAGGATGAAAGGCGAGTGAATCACTCACATGCCGATAATCTCCACGCAATCCCGATACTGCCGCTAGCATACGCATGTCATCGCCACACGTCGGGCACTTGTGTATGCCTTTGATTGTGGTGTCTGTTACCTCGGTGTAGTCCCGGTCACAGATGAATCGGTGTTCGGCCATGTTTATCCCCCCTGTTTATAAAAGTAAATGGCTAATGGTCCTATGTTTATATGCCCATATTTTTCTTCGGGAACAGAACCAAAACCAATCAACCAACGACTAATGTTGACACTAATATGAATATTATAGCCCCATCTATCCCAACACATCTTATTGTAGAGACTCGTCTTCATGTTTATCCCCTCTTTTGCCGCCTCATTTTAGCTCGTTCTGTCAGTCCTGCCGCAGATTTGGCATTGACAACGGCTTGTTCGGCATCTTGAGTCTTTCGGACAAGTTCCCGTTTAACTGTTTCGTAGAATCCTTTGCGTTTGTCGTTCTTAATGGCTTCGGCTCTTATCAAAGTATCTGCCGCGTCTCTAACTTCATACTTTTCAAAGCCGTTTATTTTCTGGTCTCGCATCGGGATCGCCTCCATTAGTAAACCCCTTGATTAGTGCTCTGTGCCATAGCAGCAGACGATTGCGCCTGCTGTCTGAAATCCTGCGTCGGCGTAGCAATGGGCCGGGCCATCGCGTTGCCCTGGTTCTGTTGTGCCCCGGCTATCGACCCACCTGATCCCGCCTTGCCAGGATTCTGTGGGCCAAGCATCATCATTATCTCCATCTTCTGTTGCCATTCAGGATCGTTGAAAATCTCCTGAACCACGTCCTCTATCCCCATCTCAAAGGCAACCTGAGTCAGATAACGGTTCAGATTGAACGGCTGGCCTATCTGCATTAGGACCATAGCAGTCTGAGCAGCACCGGGGATGATATTGGTACAGAAGTCGATTACACGTTTCGATCTAACCATTGGATCGAGCTTGCTCATCGACCGGGCCACGATGGTAAACGTGTAGTCGAGGAAGTCGCCCATCCGTTGTTCCGGCGTCAAGACGAGTTGTACCTCGTCGCCACCAGTAGTCCGCTTGGTAAGCGGTAACTCGATGAACGGATCAGTGTGCAGATACCACGCGATCCGCCGCTGTATCTCGGCGGTCCCGTCATAGACCATATCACGAGCATCCTCAATGCTGATCGAGGCATTGTTCTGAAGGGCCTGAACAGCCGTGGCTGTAGTGCTCTTACCGCCCGGTATGTCAGACCCACTGATGAGTTCGGGATTCCCGGCCATCGTATTGTAGATGCTGTTGAGTTCAGACAGGAACCGCTCGTTGTTCGGATTCTGTCCGCCGAACGACACGACCTGGATACCCTTGGGGTCCATCGTCGGAACCCACTCATTCGTCACAGCCTCCTCGATCTGACTCACGGTATCGAGTTGTGCCGGATTGTAGAGTCCGATGTCTTTCTGAGACTCGAACTGACGCACCATCTTATTGAACACCCGGTTGGCCACACGAGCCAATTCGTACCAGATACTCACCGGGGGGACCGGGAATGGACTCTCATCTACCGGAGGTGCGAAAGACAGAAAGACATACGGCCCTTCCTTGGGACCGTTGAACTCACCTACATGGATGTACTTACCCTGCCGCCTCTGTTTCGGATCACCAAGCAAGACCCACGATTCGGCTTCGGGAATGTAGCACTGAACCACGTCCACCTCATCCTGAAGTTTGGCCATCTTGAACTTGGATGTGCTGTCCCGGCTCATGTCAGCCAGCCGGTCGGTCTTGTTCGATGGAGACGATGGTAGTTCCTTGATAACATCGTGGTTGTAGCCATCGATATCAAGGAGTATCTGACGTGGAACTGTCACCCGATCCCACAGACACTTCGCCCGATCTATCCGAGTACAAGTAGGATCGAAGCCAAAGTTGTCAAGGCTGACGTTGCGGGCGTATATCTGGCCGTTGTCCACCCAAACATCATCAAAGTTGAGCATCTCGCCCGTCGCCTTGATGCCGACTCGCATGATACCCCAGCCGAACAAAGCATTGGTAATCCAAGCCCGGAGTTCGTCTTTGAGTCTGATCTGCCGAGCCGTCGCATCAAGGCCGAGACTGAGCAATTCGGCATACATCTTGTGCGCAGCATAGGGGGTGGTCGCTTTCGTAAGCGGGTTTTTCATCACCAGATTGGGGACGTAGGCCCGGATCGTGTTGAAAACCAGGTTGATGGGTTCCTCCACGTCGATAGCGGACTCCATTCGATAGTATTCTGGCACATACGACTTGAAGAACATCCGGGTGGCCCGGTGGAACCGCTCTACCCGGTCGAAACCCAGGAGGATGATGTCTTCGAGCTTGTCTGGTGATATAGTCTCTGGCATTTTCTCGTCCTTAGTAGGTTATAGTCCAGTCATACCAAGAGGGATAGGGGGCGTACCAAGGTCTTGGCCAATGTGGTTGTCCACAAGTCGGACATCGGCCACAGTGAGGACAAACCGCTGATTGACTACCCCATTCATAGACTTGCGCCATTAGTTCTTCAGCGGTAAGATTACTTGTCTGATCGCTATTCGTTGTTCCAGTACTGGCGTCTGTCTGTTCGTTCATCATATTCCCCTAAAATCAAAACCACGGCGTCCGGTCTTATACATACGCCGCTGCATGTTCTTTCTGTGTTGCATGAACCTGTATCCTGCGGTATTCTGTGGCAACTCCGGGCCTTTCTCCTTCTTCTTGCCCGGTATGTCCTTATTCTCGATAGTCAGAGCATCGGCTATCACCCGGTCGCCGTGTGTCTTCTTGGCCGACTGTGACTCCATCATCATGTGCGATGGGCCGATGCCCCCGTTGGCATAGTGCATGTACGTCCGGGCTTCTTCGAGTGCGATGGCCGATCTGTTGGCATACGTGCCGTCCGAAAGAGCTTGGTCGTAGGCCGACAAGAGGATGTACTTGCTCTCGCGACTCATCTGGAACCCGTACTGCTGGGTCTTCTTGTCGGTCGTAGTCCCCGTCCGTTCGTGGCGGTAGAAGTACGGATACTGGCACTTCTTGACGATGATCCGCCCCAAATCCCAGCCGGGACCATTATTCTCCCATTTGAGAAACGGCAACCGATACGGCTTGGCCCCGCCAAACCAAATTGCTATAGCGATGACATACTGGGCAAACTCGTAAGGCGGATATTCCGCGCTCGTCCATTCACCCGCTTTATCGCCGGTTTCCCGGCACTTGATACTGATAACCGAGTTCGAGGCTCCCTGGCCCTTGCCGGTATCAATTCCGAAGATGTAGGTCTTGGTCTGATCCGGGCGTCCGTCTATTAGGTCACACCAGACCTTCAACAACCCGGTCCCATGCTGAACGGCCAGCACCGAACTCACATCACGGTTATGAGTGGCCTTCATAAGTTCCTTGTAATTCAACATCTTACGGAATCCGACATCCCAGATCGTAGCCGGAGGCCGGGCATACAGGACTTCGTGCCCATCAATGTCGGCTGTGAAGAACATCTGGCCGGGTTCGGAGTCCTCGCGGAGCACTTCGGTTGCCATGTACTTCGCCCCACGAGCTGCTTCTTCCTTGTCGAACCAGGGAGACCGGATTTCCCACTTTCCACTCGCTGTTTGCTTCGTGTATCGGTCTTTACCTTTCTCCGGGTGTTCCCAATAAGGCATAATGAAGACCTTGATGGTCCCATCAGACCGCCATTTGTTGTATTCGGACCCCGGAACACTGGTCGAGTTGATGATTCGGACCAAACAAGCGTCTCTGGACGCCATACGCATGGCCGAACCGTTTTGAACAGCACCAAACTCGTCCAAAAGCCCCACCAAACGCCTATCACCACGGGCCGCGTGCTTAGTTGTTGACTCGCCATCAAGCGTAGCGTTGGTGATGGGGTTGTACCAGTGCATGTGAGAGCGGTTTTTCTGTCCTTTGAGGCAATCCGGGGGCCGCATCCAATCAGGAAGCCACTTGTTGATGTAGTCGTGCTTCTGAAAAAGGGCTTTCATGTTGCCGGACTTGTCTACGTAGTCCTCGTTTCGGGACATCTCAAGCAATTCTGTCGGCTTTTTTGACTTGCGAAAGAGCATCAACCAGTGCATGAAGTACACACAACACCAACTCGCGCCCATATCACGAGCCTTGTCGATCAGTACATCCTCACCAGTCTTTATACACGTCTCAAACCGAGACAGGAGTTCATCCTGAATCGGCCATGTTATCATCGGTTGGTCCGCCGCCTTCGATTCTGTCCTGGTTCCGTCCTCAGCCACGTCAAACTGGTGAAACGTCATACAAAAGGCGTTCACCCAGAACAACTGCGACTCAGCACAGGCATCAAAAAGCTGCTGTTGTAGCTTCTTGTCATACTCGGCCTGTTCGAGCAGATCCATGCGCCACTTGATATTCTCCTCCTTGCGTTTCGGGATGGCGATACCCGTTTTCGGATCAGTCCAAATATCAGGGATGTTCGGAAACGGCGTTGGTAAATTCGGGCGTAGTTCCTGTAGATGCCTGCTCATTTGGCTCCAAACCGTTCGTTGAGCTTACGGCCTATCGAACTCTTGTACTTACCCGGTGTCAGCGGGGGTTCGCTCTCCTTGGGCGGCTCCGGCGCGGCTTTGCCTTCGGTGAACTCTCTGAGTGTCTTGGCTGCACTGGCGTTGGGCTTATATCGGACCGTGACCATCTCGCCGTCTACTTCAAGGGTTTCGGTGCCGCCGTTGGCCAACAGGTAGAGCTTGCGAGCCGTGGCCTCGGTCTGCGAACATTCGTGCATGATGCCGTCGATGATGACCGTTACCTTTTCTTCGCCGATTTTCTTGAGACACTCACTCAGGCTTTTCTTGCTCATTTCTTACTAAACTGTTCCAGGTAAATCGTCACTGCTTGCTGCATCTGTTCTTTGGTGATGACACCACGATCAAAGAGATTGGCAAGTATGACCAAATCCTGCGCGGTCATCTGCATATCACTTGAACCTGTGCTTCTGTCCCTTCTTCCTCCGGGTCTGCGCTCTCTTAGCCTTGGCTCGCTTGGTCAACCCCTTATCAGATCGTTCCGGCAGTCCTTCCGGCGTCTGTCCGCCGAGCATCTCCGCAGCCTTGGTCTTGGTCAGATGGCCCTTGGGCGGGATGCTACCTTCGGATATTCCCTTCAGGAGACGCCACTGGGCTTTACTGGTCGCCTTGTTCGGCATCAGTCGAATCCTCCACGACGGCGTTAGGGGCTGCCTTCTCTGGTCGGTGCTGAAACCTGCCCAGAGCAGCCCGGATGTCTATTACCGGCTCACAGAGCGTAACCCCGCCTCCGGGGTTCGGCCCGATCACACAAATACCCACGATTCGGCCTTGTTCATCGAACAGCGGCCCTCCACTGGACCCAGGCGCTCCTTCGGCATCAGTCTGTACGAGGTCATCCCGACCATAAATATCTCGATCAAGGTGTGACACGACACCTTTGGTGATGGTGTTGGCAAAATCCGGGCCATACGGGCTACCCACCAGATAAACTGTATCGAGTAGCTCCGGCATCGGGCCAAGTTGGATGGGGACCAGGAGCGCTCCATTCGGGTCGATTCTGAGGAACCCCACATCTTCTTCCGGGTCTGCCCAATCCTCTACGATCTCATATCGCTGTCCGTTAATCTCTACGTACATATCCGGGTAGCCGATACAGTGCCCCGCCGTAAGCAGAAGATCAGGTCCGATGACCACGACAGAACCACAACCATGACCATCAGTGATAATCCCACAGTACTTGAGAACCTCAGTAGGAAACGGATTCGAGTACTCAGGTAGTTGGCTCCCTGCCAGTAAAACCGATACAATCACTATAACTGTTACAATCAGTGCTCGCTTCATGGCCTGCTTCATGGCTGTGTCTCCTGATATTGGTTACTGGTTACTGGGTCGGTTCCTCGTCTATCTGGCTTTTGATCCGAACCAGCCAACCTACGCCGTTGTTCGTATCAGTCTGATAGTGAAGGGTCGTATAGCCGATGGGCACCTGTATCTCAATGCTGGCCGACAGAGGGCACACCCACCTGATATTGGTCGCTGTGGCAGTCGTGGCGAGGCCAAACAGGAACGATCCGGTCTTGGTAGCCGAGAACCTGTATCTGGCCCCGGCAACCACCGTGGCGGTCGTGTTGGTGTCTGCTGAGGCGTTGGTGAGCTTCTGACTGGTAGCCCCGTCTGCTGAGGCTATAACGGGCTGACTCTGTTCGGCGCTAGGAGCGGCATTGTACCCCGCATTGTCGATCTGCATGTGTGGTCTCCTATTCTTGAGAAAACGGTAGTATTGTCTGTGTACTATCTGAGAGAACTCGGATGTTCCGAACTCGTCCGATGTCCGGTACATAGACCCGGAGGAGTCTGATACCCCATCCTGCGGCTTCGGCCCGAAGTGCCTTAGCCAGTTCGGTCCGGATCGTCTCACGATCTCTGAGTTCATCATAGGTTTTGGAAGCTACGAACGCCTCTATAACACCTCCGGCGACGGCTTCGAGGCTCTGATCGAAGTCGTTGGTCTCGAAAAGAGCCTTGTAGGCATTGTTGATCCGATAAAGGACGGCTCCACGGATAGCTACGTCCTGATCGTCCTTGGTCGTAACCGACTGGATGGCGAATCTGACACCTTGGGTAGATGTGTTCACCTTGAACTTGGTATGGATCAGAGGAAGAAACCAGTACCAGCCCGGAGGACATTCTTTGGTGTGTTTACCGAGGGTAATGCGAACGCCTGATTCATCAGGATTGATGATCCACAACCTTGGAAACCAACAAAATAGACGTTCGAGTACCTGCGATAACCAATTCATAAAGCCGGATCAGGAGTCGAACCTGCATGCCCGGTTCCGGCGTTGGGATCGGCGACATCTACGCGAGTGCTCCCGATTCCCAGGAGAGAAAAACTACTACTCTCCTATATATACGTGCTTTTCGTCGTTTTTGCTATGGTTTCCAGTAGGGATTTTTCGGATTATGTCAATTTTTTCTGGTGGATGTCAGAGACTCCTTTTCGGAGGCTGTTTTTGGGGTTACGGCGGGTCGTTTTTGGGCCGTTTTTGGGCTGCGGATGGGGGGTCCAAGAGGGAGTCCGGGTCCTCCCACGTCCCATAACCGAAGGTACTACCCTGGGGGTCCGATAACAGAATTTTGCGATCTGGCAGAATGTTCTTGACAGGGCACTTGGCACTAAGCCAAATATATGCTATACTCTATGTAGGGCAATGGTGCCCAATCAAGGGGAAAGATAATGAGACTAACAGATAATGAATATGGCAGATTCGACATATATCTCGAAGACGACGGGACAATGGACACAGTAGTATCTGTCTGTCCGGTAGATATTCCGAACGAGTCAGACGAGATCAGATTCAGTACTGAATATGCTTCATATTTTCGTACTGACGCGGGCTTTGAAGAGTTGGCCTATGAGGCCCTAGAGACCTATATCGAACAAAACCTCGTGTAGCCCGTCGCACTACGCCGTTTTCAACGGCGTAGACCGATTGGCTAACCATAACCTTGACAATAGACCACCACTATATGTTGTATGTCCTAGGGCCGACCACTATATATAGTGGGCTCTGGACCCCACCCCCTACCGCCCTAGGGTTATAGGACGCAAACAGTTCCGTCTGTAACGGTTATAACGTCTGTTACGATTACTTCCTGTTTAGGGGTATTTTTAACTTATTGCAAAAGCTTTTTCAAAAAATAGAGAGAGAGAGAGAGAGAGAGAGAGAATATACTATTGCACTAACTTAAAAATTACGAGAAACAGGACGCAACGTGCATAATCGTTATAATCAGTACTACAATCGACACAATCGGTATAATTGATATAGACTGTCAAATAAGTGAACGCCAAACAAAAAAATTTTCAGATTTTATTTGCACTTTGGTTTTTTGTATGGTATACTCTATTTAGTGGCATGCGGTTGCCTTGATAGGTGAATCCAGCTTAATGAGGAGAGAGAATATGTCAACATCTAATCAGAGAAAACGCCATCGGCGAAAAACCTACGGCACGATCGACTACATGGCCGAACACGAAGCACTGGCAGTATCGGCAAGCTTCAAGCCACATACAATCGATTTTGGCAAACGACTACGTTATTTCTATACGATGGACGGTGAACGTTTTCCAACGGGACAAAAGCATCGGCGTCAAGCCGTCGCAGGCACCGTCGTACCGCATGCCGTCAAGGTACGGCACAAACGCCAAAGTAAAGCACGTGATTTGTTATCAGAAAACGTTCACAAACGTATTGAAAACCCGAGTCTTTACAAACAGCTTGACGAACGCCGAGCACAACACCTATGCGAATACAAAGTAGGTTTAGTGAGACCACAGGGGACAAGCCATGTATGACAAGAACGCAATTTTGAACGAAAGAAGGTGAAAATATGGCAACACGCAACAAAATACATTTGGCCGTTGATCTTGATAAGGACCCCCCATTGTGCCGAACACAAATCTGGCAGACCATAGATGATGCTGCATACGCCCTAGAGCGTATAAGGATGCAGTCGGTGGACGAAGAGATATATTGCAGTCGATGTTTGGCTAGAGCCAAACTGACCGCCATCACCCAAGCAGAAAGTGAGACCAACGGTTTAGTGAGACCACAGGGGACAAGCCATGTATGACAAGAACGCAATAGACGCCGATGCTGAACGTGAAGCAAATGCACTTCGCAAGCAAGGTAGACGAACGAACACAAACGAACAACGCATTAGACAGTCAACAGAGTACAATAAAGAAATTTTTGAGAAATTGTTTGCACTTCAGTAGAATGTATCGTATACTATAATCAGGCACGCGGTTGCTATTGTAGCGAATCCGGCCAAAAGAATTAGGGGGGCGGTACAATGACAATGGTACAAAAGCAAAAGAACGGCAAAAAGTTTGAAGTAACGCCAAGTCAGAACTTCGTCCAAACGGCAGGGTATCGTGTCGATGCGATACTCGACCAACTTGACCGACTTGGCAAGCAACACGGCAAGAGCTACGAGTACACAGAAGCCCAACTGGAAAAAATCAGCGAGACAATACTTGCCAAATTGGCAGAGACAATCGAGAACCTGAAAAAACCGAGCAAGGCCAAAAAGGCTGCGGGCTTTGCTGCGATCCTCGGCAAATGTTAGTCCGTCGTACTGCCCCGTCTCGGACGGGGTAGACCGATTGGCTAACAGAATAGAGAACACAGGGGACAAGAACGATGAACAAGAAAATAGACATTCTAACACGGGGCAAAGGCATGTTAAACCAATGGCAATACGAGTGCAGCACAAACGCGGCAAAGACGTGCAAAGAAGCAAAACGCAAATTCTGTACACGTTATGGGCTCGACCCGTCACAAGTCACGGCCCGCTTTGACCATACGAAACGCTAATCAGTATTAGGGGACAAGAACGATGAACGCACAAAAAGTAACGCAAGAGCTGAGACGCTTATTTTGGTTTACTGTGCTCTGCTATATGGCTTTGTGCTGAGCAGAGTACTAACAAAACAGAGCACTAATAGAACACTAACGAAGCACTAGGGGACAAAGACGATGATAGCCAGAATATTCACTGAACGCAAGAACGTTAAGGCAATACGAGAATTTGTTGGCGACGTGTTTCCGGGTTTTACGGTCTACAACACAACCGGATATTGGCAAGGCCAACGTGAGAAAAGTCTGTGTATCGAGATCGACTTGTTGGAGGTATACGGCATTGGTTTTGTCGTTGCTAAAGGCAAAGTTAAGAAGGTGTGTCAGCAGATTCGAGGGTACAATCGGCAAGCCGCCGTGTTAGTCCAGTACATCGAATCACAAACAGAACTGATATAGCGAGACAGAGCTATGAACCTCCTGATAGACAGACAAGGCAAACAGACAATTTGCACGACTCAACATGTCATACAGTGCAAGATGACGTTTGGCAAGACTCTCGCTTCGTTCTTGCGTAGTGGTGGTGTCCGTGTTGCCTGTTATGCTACACACCTTGTAGTCGAGTGCGGCACGGCCTTGTCTACTCAACAGCATACAGCCGTTAACCGTCTACTGAGAGACGGAGAGTTTTACCTTGTCCACCTTGCTTTAGGCAAGACGTATACGGTCAAAGACCAGGACACGAGACCGATTAAGAGGATATGAGAACAGAACACTAACAGAACACTAACAGAACACTAACAGAACAGAGCACTAGGGGACAAGAACGATGCAGACTTACAAAGAGTTCAAACCAACACAATTCGATAACCACATAGAAGTTGAGGACCGCGAGCACTGGCTTGTAGTGCCAGTATCTCAAACACGAGACTCAGGACCGTTCAATAAAACCAACTTTCAGAGCGCCCTTGATATATTAGGGGGTGAAGGCAATTCCGTAGAAGTACACCGCTTCGGGCACTGGGGACCGGGTTGGTTTGAGATTATCATAGTCGATCCTGATAGCCCAGAGCGGGCCAAAGCTGAAGACATAGAAGCATGCCTAGAGTCTTATCCAGTGCTCGACGACGAAGCACTCTCACAAGCTGAGTGGGACGACTACTGCGAAAGCTGGGACAACTACTACGCTTCGGACTTCCGCAAGGCCATTGTGGATACGTTTGATCTGCCGTGGGAAGCCGAATGTGCCCTTGACGACATAGACAACGACACGTTGCGCCAGTTCTATGAGGAGTGCGTAGACAATCCTTACGAGTGCGATAGCGGGGGCGCGTACTGTTTCATAGACGAAGCCGTAGCCGGTCTGACTGAAGTGGACCTGTTAGACGGCCCGCTGGCCAAATACGCCGAGTCAGTGCTCCGCGCCGTTCACAACCAGGCCCTGGCAACAGGCATACCTGATTTGTTTGACCCGGAACTTAGGCCGTTTTGGGACAGCAGTATTGGTGTAGACTTTGAGGATTTGGCCGCGCTTGAGGTGCTGGCTGTTTGAGAACAGAACACTAACGAAGCACTAGGGGACAGAACGATGAGAGAAGAAACGACAACAAGAATACTGTATGAGTTTGACGAACTGTCAGACGAAGCACAACAGGTGGCACGTCAACAACTTTGGGACATCAACGTATGTTTTGACTGGTGGGACGCCACTTATGAAGATGCTGCACGGATCGGGCTCAAACTAACCGAGTTTGATCTTGGCCGAAGAGCTTACTGCCGTGGTGAATGGATAGACGATCCAGAGACGGTTGCTAGAGCGATCCTTGCCGAACATGGGGATCAGTGCGAGACATACAAGACGGCACAAGCCTTTTTGGTTGACGTTACAACAGGCCAAGAGAAACACAAATCTTCGCCCGATTATGATCCTGATTATGAGGAGTATTGGGAAACACAGGAATATGAGAATCGTTGTGATGAGTTCCTCCACGACCTTCTCGAAGACTACCGGATCATCCTACAGAACGAGTATGACTACCTGACCAGTGAAGAAGCGATCCGAGAGATTATCGAAGCGAATGAGTACGAGTTTACCGAAAACGGTAAGCTGGCGTAAGAACAAAACAAGAACAGAGTACCGGAGGCGGGGTAGAGAACCATGACACCAGAACAAGAACAGTACATCAAAGACAACTGTAACCCAGTAGACATCGATGAATCATACGATGATATGCTGGACGAGTGCTATACAACAAACATTGCAGGCATAGAGTACAGCACCAGCCGAGCACTCAAAGAAGTCGACCCCACAGCCTATCGCTGTGGTAAGGTGGACTACGAGGACAGCCTCGGCTTGATTGAGATAGACGGGGACTACTACGACCCCAACGATGTGGATCAGGCGTTGGAGGACTGGGCAGCGGAACAGGACGAAGACGAGGAGGAGAAGGACATATGACAGAACAAGATATTTTCGAGAACCTGTGTACTTATGATCCACGAAACCCATTGTATGATCCCTATTGGACAGAGGACATACATACAGGCAAACCGCGAGAGCCAAGAATAGGTTGCTATTGTGACAACTGTTTCTACGGTCGAGATAAATTAGCTTTGGAATTACTTAACGTCATCGCCAAAGCCGAGGACCAAAGACCATGACCCTCCAACAGCTACAACAACTCAAGCGGGGCCAGACCATCGAACACCGAACGGCCACCGACAAGACCGGCCAGCCGGTTAGGTTCAGGATCACAGACCAACCCCGCCAGGATCGGCATGGCTTGTGGTGTGTGCGTATGTCCAACGGACCGCACGGGGAACAGATGTTACACGAGAAGAACTGCGAACAGTTCAGAGAGGTGGAATAACGGGAGAGTAAGGAGAAAAACTTATGCGAAAATTTAAGTTAACAGATCAGAACATGCAGACCCACAATGGTTATCAATGGGAACTTGGTGTATGGCGCGAAGCCGAAGGAGACCCAAAACAAAACCTGTGCTCTGACGGCTGGTTACATTGCTATGACAGCCCGTTATTGGCTGTATTACACAATCCAATACACGCGGGTATTGAGAACCCTCGTCTTTTTGAAGTTGAAGTAGACGGTGAAACGAAAAATGATTGGGGGTTGAAGTGCGGCTACCGGAGTATGCGTTTGACGAGAGAACTTAATCTGCCCCATGTAACTACGGAACAGCGAATACGGTACGCCATATTCTGTGCTTTATCTGTCTGTGATGATCCTGCTTTTATACAATGGGCTGAGGATTGGTTATCGGGGAAAAATAGATCAGCAGAGGCAGCAGAGGCAGCAGCATGGGCAGCACGAGCAGCAGCAGAGGCAGCAACACGGGCAGCAGCAGCAGAGGCAGCAGCAGAGGCAGGATGGGCAGCACGGGCAGCAGCAGAGGCAGCAGAGGCAGCACGGATAGCAGCAGAGGCAGCAGCATGGGCAGCAGAGGCAGCAGCATGGGCAGCAACACGGGCAGCAGTAGCAGAGGCAGCAGCAGAGGCAGCATGGGCAGCACGGGCAGCAACAGAGGCAGCAAAGGCAGCACGGATAGCAGCAGAGGCAGCATGGGCAGCACGGGCAGCAGCAAGCATCGACCTCCAAACCCTTGCAGAAAAGGCAGTGAGCGAATGACAACCTATTACGCATATAAACCACTTCCAGACGGGTCCGAACCTCCCGACTTGGACCCGGATGGCACGCCGAACCCGAACCGGATAACATTCAGGCGTCAACGATGTTCGATGGCGGTTCGCAGAGCACAACAACTTCTCGGCCCTGATGTTGTGGTCTACAGTTACGAGAACTTCATGGACCGAACCACCTGGAAGCAGATCACCGTACCGCCGTACCGAGGCCCGGCCAATGCCCCGCTATGGTGGTGTGTTCACTTACCCAACGGGCAACGAATCAGGTATCAGGCCAACACTGAGCGAACAGCCAAGCGCCGAGCTTGGCGTAGGTTCGGGGCCGACGCCGTTGTGTATCGGTGTGTCGATCCGGCTGATGAGAGTACGTGGGTTCCGGTGACGTGGCCGGGACCGTTCAATGAGGAGGTAGAGAAATGAAAATGATACTACTAATATTAATTTTGCTTGTTTGGTTGAAAACAATAACTGGTTTTAGATTTCCTTGGGAAACCTGTGATTGTTGCGGTAAGAAAATCAGAGAACGCAAAAAGAACGGAGAACAACTATGAGACCAGACGAACCAACAGGCCACCATCCGATGATCTGGCGTTGCCAGGTGTGCGGCTGGCTTGGGGACGATGACCATGTGGGGACCAGACACGTAGATGGGTTCCCCCGGCGTTGTTGCCCCCACTGCCGGAGCGAACGTATTCAGTTAGTGGAGGAAGAATGATGAACACATTGATAGCGAAGTTCCTGTACTGGTTTGGGAGGAGAGTGACGCATGTTAGAAGGTGACGAATGGAAAGGCGACCCAAGACCAGAGCCAGAACCAGAACCTAATGAGCTGAAGCCTGAATTGTCTAACGTCGATGTTGCAGACCACAGCCTACAGCTAAAGATGTTGTACGCCCAACAGAGAAAGAGTAATTGGTTGTCATATAAGTTGATCGAACAACTGGAAACAAGGTTTACACATACGTTTTTCTGATAGTTGTATACAGATGACACTCAACGGACAAGTATGGCCGTTTATTGATGTAAGAAACATCAAGGAGAAGCTATGAGCAGTATAGACCTAGTGCCCACTCGGCTTCGGTTGACTGACACTAAAGCCAAAGCTGTGGCTAAACACCTATCCGATCAGCTAATCGGTAGCTGGGGTCTTGCAAACGCCAGCAAGATCGTAAATGATCTGAATAAGCTAATCAAAACCGAAAAGAAACGGCGGAAGGAGATAGAGAGATGAGACAACGATGATAATACTGGTTACACCGATTATAGTGGCGAAGGTTGAGAAAAACAGTAGAGAATCAGGAAAACAAGTCAGGTTCTCCGCCAGAAACCATAGCAAAAACGACGAAAAGCACGTATATACGGAGGGATGTAATGAAACGACTTCTTACCAAAAGAGAAGAAGAGATCATTCGGCTGTGCCACCACGACCACGGGGGCTTGGGTGTAGAAGAAGCCGCTCACCAATTAGGCATATCAATCAGTACTGTCAAGCGACATCTTCAGCGCATCAAACACAAAGCCCCGCAGTTGTTTCCAATTCTGACCCCGCTCCACAGGGCTATTCTTGAGCGGTATGATCGCGGAGACTTTGAACTCCAAGACGAAGGCCCACACAAAGGCGAGTATGTATGGAAACGACCGAGCCAAAAAGCAATCGCCGAGGCTTTGGGTATCACACGGCATCAGTTGATCCGCAAAGTCGCCTGGCTCTACAAACACAAGTTCCTACACGATAGTACGATGGCACAGTACGATTCAGCGCGGCACGATGGACAGATTAAGGAGGTGTTCTGATGTATCAGAGGACCACACCAGTCCGTTACATCAAAGGCATTGGCCCCACACGATCCCGCGAACTCGTTAAGCTGGGCATCGAAATAGTGGGCGATCTACTTAACCGCAAACCACTTAGCTATATTTATCCAGGGGCCATTCCCATCAACGAAATCAAAAACGATCAAACCGTAGTTGTAAAAGCAAAAATCAAACACGCTCAGAGACATCCGTTCAAACCAACAGTAGAGCTTGTGCTGGCCGATGATAGTGGAAGTTGTAAGGCAGTTTTTTATCATTCACCTTGGATTCTTGCTAATCTCCGAATAGGTACTACTGCTGTGTTTTACGGTAAATATCGTAATGGGTTTATCCAAAATCCTCGATGGACTACTGTAGAGCCGAGCATGGCCGAGGTCTACGGCGGTCAGTATGGGACACACCACAACACGATCAGGACTGCTTTGAAGGAGGTACTGTCTGATCTGGAGTTGCCTTGGATCAACGTGGGAGTAGCAGAATGTGATCGGGTTGGTGTATATATCAATTACCACTTCCCCGATTCTAAAGAGACGCAACGAGATGCCGAAGGAGCCTTGAAGTTCGATGAAGCTCTTTGCTTACAACTGGCCTTGGCCGAGCGGCGGGCGAAGCGGGAGCGGGTTAAGATCGAACCGCTCAAATATGGACCGCATTGTGAAAATGAAACGATCATAGAGTACTTTCCATATTCTTTCACTCAAGATCAAGATGACGCCATAGACGCGATTATAGATGATCTGGCCAAACCTGTCCCCATGCAACGCCTTCTCCACGGGGAGGTAGGCAGCGGCAAGACTGCCGTCGCTTTCTACGCGGCCATGCTCGCAGCCCTGAACGGCAAACGCACCCTGATCCTCGCTCCCACCACGATCCTGGCCCAACAGCACTACGAGACGCTAAGGAGCATGGGGTGGGACGATGTTGGACTCATGGGTAACTTACGGTCTCATCGGCAAAACATAGTTATCGGTACACACAACTTATTGTATGACCCAGACCTTCTTGAATCAGCATCTCTCGTCATCATAGACGAGTTCCATCGCTTTGGCGTTGAGCAGAGATCACGACTTCATCCCTCTTCTCATCTCCTCCTCCTAAGCGCCACGCCGATCCCCCGGACACTGGCTGCGACTGTGTTCGGCGACCTCGACGTGAGCGTGATCCGGCAACTTCCAATCCAGCGGGGACAAGTTATCACCCGCTGGGTGTTGCCGGAGAAACGAGAGGGAGTGTGCGAGATCATCGAACGTGAACTTCAAAACGGCCATCAGGTCTATTGGATATTCCCGCGTATCGGTGATGAGGAACAAGAAGGCTCTGCCGTTCGGGGATTCAACACGATAAGCAAACGATTTTCTGATTACAAAATCGCATTGCTAACCAGCCGAACAGAAAATAAAGACGACATTCTTCGAGCGTTCAAAGACAACGAAATCAATATCTTGGTTGGTACAACGATCATGGAGGTCGGTTTGGATTGTTCAAACGCTACTGTGGCCGTAATCGAAAACGCCGATAGATTTGGATTAGCTACCCTGCATCAAATTCGTGGCCGAGTGTGCCGGTCTAAGGAGACAGCTTATTGTTTCTTGGTGGCCGAGACAGCCAATCAGACCAGCATCGACCGGCTGGAGGTGATCGAGAAGTGTAACGACGGGTTCGAGATAGCCGAGCACGATCTTCGGCTTCGCGGACCAGGCGAGGTCTTCAGCACTCGCCAGCATGGACTCCCAGACCTTGTGTTCCTTGATCTGATCGAAGATTTCGACCTGATCGCTGAGGCCCGTGACATGGTAGCAGCAGGAGACGTAGGAGAAGGTGTTAAGGAGATGGCGAGAATGAGGTATAATTTAGAATTAGGAGGTGTAGTCTAATGACCAAAACAGAGCTACAGACAAGACTAGAACAGTGCCACCAGGACAAAGCGGCTATTGAAGCCGAAGAGAAGAAACTGTTGGCCGAGATCAAACGACAGGCAGAAGTGCCGATCATATCATGGGGGACACGCGACAAACCCAATGATCGAGTTATTATCAACTTGACTCCTGGTATGATTCACTGTATCAAGAACGACAACACAAAACAACTCACGATTTGTTCTGGTGGGCGCATAGGCGATTGGCGTCCGGATTATAAAATATCCCGCCTATACTCCAACATAACCCCCATCTTCGGAAGTTTCGTACCAAAGGAGGACTGATATGACAATCGAAAAATTTAACGAGTTAGTAAACTACATAGTCGAGAAGAAGATCAAAGCCGTGATGTGTCAGAAGAGTTCGGAATATGCTCGCGGTGGCGACAAACTCTATAACTTCAAGCGAAGTGCTGAGATGGATGGCATAAGCCCCATCGAAGCTTTACGAGGCATGGACCTCAAACATCGCACGTCGATTAGTGACATGCTCGATGATTGTCTTGATGGTACACAACCACATAGCCGAGAGTTATGGGAGGAGAAACTCACAGATCACATCAACTACACGATCCTTCTCTGGGCTTTGTTGGCCGAGCAACGAGAATGGTATGACCGCTCGGCCCCGGTCGAAGGAGGGTATTGATGCGTACGCTACTCTTTGGTATGATGGTGGGATCGTTCTTTGGTCTTGGGATCATGGACTGTATGGCGAAGAATTGGCGAACAGGTGTTGCGTCTTTGCTTCTGGGCGTTGTCCAGTGGTTGTTCTTTATGAAAGGGGCGTGAGATGATAGTGTACCTTGACATAGACGGGGTGCTGGCTGATTTTCGCCGAGGGGTTTGTGAAGAGTTCAACCGCAAACCAGACCCCGAAGATGGGTGGCTGTTCTGGGAAAACTGGCATGGTGTGACAACCAAAGATGTTGACGCGGTATGTGACAGAACGTTTTGGCTCAATCTCTATTGGACTAAAGACGGGTGGGATATATACACAGCCATCCGGTCTAAGTTTGACAACATCTACCTTCTTACTACACCCATGCCCAACGACGAGTCTTGGACTGGCAAAGCCCAATGGGTTGAAATATGGCTCCCAGAGTTGTATCGGCGACTTATCGTGACACCAGCACCCAAACATCTTCTTGCCAAACCAGATACACTTTTGATCGACGACAAAGACGAGAATATAGCCGAGTTCATAGCCGCAGGAGGACATGGTATCTTGGTCCCTCGACCTTGGAACAAACTACGGGGTTGGACGAATGAAAGTTTACAAGTAGTTAAGAACAGTTTGGAGGAGTTAGCATGAACAAGCCCCAGAAGACCAATTTGAATCGAATGGATAAAGACGAACTCTTGTGGCTGGTCAACCATACGTGCAAACACGGCCACAAGTACATCAGTCATTTCAATTGTTTTCTTAGTGAACATCAGGTAGAGGAGCGGATTGGTTATCTCGACATCGAGACCAGCAACCTCAAGGCTAACTTCGGGATCGTTCTAACATGGGCGATCAAAGATGGGCAGAGTGATTACATCTATTACGACTACCTCACGCCCATTGATGTCCATAAATACGGAGCCAGTGAAGACAAACGCATCCTTGAAACTTGTGTCGAGACAATGCGAGACTTTGATCGTATCGTGACACATTACGGCCAAGACTATCAACATGACATTCCCTATCTTCGCACTCGCTGTATGATGATGGGCGTCCAGTTTTTGAAGTACGGTGAAATTTTTGTAGCTGATACATTCCCAATAGCCAAAAAGAAGATGTCTTTATCTTCACGTAGGCAAGACATCATAGCCGAAGCCATCAAAAACCGGCCATCTATCAAGACCCGGATCAACAGTGCTGCTTGGCGCGGGGCAGTACGCGGCGACAAGGTGGCTATCGCCGAAGTGTTGGATCACAATTTCCGTGACGTGATGGAATTGGAAGAGAACTTCTTGGCGATGAAGGACTTCGTTAAGTTGACCAAAAGGAGTATCTGATGGGCAAAGGATCAACACGCCGACCCCCGGCCATCAGCCGCGAACACGAAGACCTACAGTGGGCACTGGCGTATGGCCGGATCACGTTCGCTGAATACGAACGCCGGTATAAGGAACTCAAGAAGCAGGGTAAGATAGTGAGGAGGTTTTGATGTCCCTCGACCGATACCGAAACCAACCCTGTGCCTGCGGATCAGGTAAGAAGTACAAGCACTGTTGTCAGCCCCGGCACTACGACGACCGCCAACAGATCGAGTCTCCGCTGGCCAAACGAGAACGAGAAAAGACAGCCCAGTACTGGGCGAAGCGGTATGAGGAGGTGACAGGATGAAACAGATACCGGGGTTTCCAAACTATTGCGCCACCAAGGATGGCAGGGTGTGGAATAAGAAACGCGTAGATCGTCTGGGTCGTCCTTGCGGTGGATATTGTTAAGTTTACGTTGCGGCTCATTGCTTGGCATTTTAATGTTTCACAATCTAATATTGCTAAAATATGTAGCTATCAAACATGGAGAAGTGTATAGTGTGGCAAGATATATTACAAAATGTCGGTTATCCTGTTGATGTTTTATGCCTCGATTTTGAAACTTTTTTCTCTGCCGAGTATAGTTTGGGAAAACTTTCAGTGATAGAGTACATCATGGATGATCGGTTCGAGTTCACGGGGTTGGGTGCGGGTACTACAGAACAGTCGATCTTCTTTGCTCCCAATGAGATTGAAGATTATCTCAAAGCGACACAGCCGCACCTTGACCGTTATACTGTCCTCGTACAGAACGCCCGGTTCGACATCACGATCCTCCAAGAAAAGTTCAGGATCATCCCCAAGTACATCATCGACCTCAAGGATTTGGCCAGTCACTACGATAGTCGGATGTCCCACAGGCTCAAAGACATGGCCAAGATGTTCGGCCTCAAACCCAAAGGTGAAACCCAGAACTTCAAAGGTCTGCACTGGGACACCATGACCCCCGAACAACGACAAGCCCTGGCCGAGTACACGATCCATGATGTCGAACTTGAAACAGAACTTTTCAAAATCCTGCTGCCAAAGCTGTCCAATCCCAAGACTGAACTCGCCCTGGCCCGGCATACTTTAGACCTCTGGCTCCACAAGCGGTTCAAGGTAGACCGAGACTTAGCCCGAAGGCTCCAGGTTCAGATGCGAACCAAGGTCGCTACTGCGATCCAGGCATCAGGCCGTACTCCCAAAGAACTCAGGTCTCGGATATTGTTTCCGAAACTCCTTCAGGAAGCACTCCCTGATGGTGAAGAAATACCGATGAAACAAGGCAAGCAGGGCAACATCCCGGCCCTTGCCAAGACCGACGAAGCCTGCCAGCAACTCATGGTTCACCCCAAGAAGGAAGTCCGCGATCTGATGGAAGCTAAGATGGGGGCGAGCGAGTGGAACGCCCATATCCTGAAGCTGGGGCACATCATCACACAGTCTATCGCCAATGGCGGCCTGCTTCGCGTGCCTCTGAACTATCACGGATGTCACACGGGTCGATGGTCCGGGGGTGAGGGGTACAACCTACTCAACATGACCAAGCGTGACCGGGGTGGCATCGAGACCGATCCTCTCAAGAAGGAGACACGTAAGACACTCTCGGCTCCTGATGGCTACGTGCTGGGAGTCTGTGACTCGGCCCAGATCGAAGCCCGGATCGCGTTCTGGCTCGCTGGGCAACAGGACATGCTGGATAAATTTGCCAACGGCGAAGACCTGTACTCAGAGTACGCCTCCAAACTGTTCAAAGAACCGTGTCGTAAACCCAAGAGTGACGATCCCCCCGATGTCTACGCCCGGTTTGATCTGATGCGTAATGTCATAGGTAAGACAAACGTGCTCGGCGACCAGTACGGCCTTGGGACTACTCGATTTTACAACAACTGTTTGTCCAACCCTAAACTTCGGCCTCTGTTTGATTCGGGTGAATGGAACTTCAAGTTCTGTCAAGATGCCATCAACCTCTATCGCAACACTTGTTCCAAGGTGGTCAAATATTGGGATCGGGTAGAGAACGCTTTTCGCCGAGTGGTCCGGTTCCCCCACCTCGAAGCCGAGGTTGGCCCGGTAACATTTCGTAACAGTCACGGAACGGTTGAGATCGTGCTTCCATCGGGCCGGATACTCTACTACCGCCATGCCAAGATCGACCGGAAGGGTTCGATCAAGTGGCATCATGGGGCGTTGTGGGGAGGAGCGCTGACGGAGAACATCGACCAAGCCATCAGCCGATGTCTGTTAGCCGACTGGGTGTTGAAATGCGAAGCTACTGGCATCCCGGTGATCCTCCATATCTACGATGATATAACGACCGTGCTTCCTGTAGATCGGGCCGATGAACTGCTGGCCAAGCAAGTTGAGATCATGCGTACCGTACCGGACTGGGCTGAGGGGTTACCAGTGGACGTCGAAGCTAAGTTGAGTGAGACACTTTAGGGGATGAGAGAGATGAAGTGTGTAAACTGTACGCATTATTTATCTTTTGAACATGGTGGTCCTGGCTGTAATCTATGGAATAAAATTGAAAATCCCGAAGAAAATATTTTTTGTCCAGATGTTGATGACCCGATAGAGTTTGATGATTCAGATGAAAACTAAGCGCGACAAACTCGACAACTGCCACGCTGCCTACCTCGCCCAGAAGGAAGGCCGACGCCCCCGGCCCGAGGCCAAGGACGGAGGCGTGCCGACCCACCCGGTCGTGGACTGTCCTGATCTGCCAGAATTAGGCAAAAGTGGAGTGCAAGACTTGTGTGTAAAATGGTTACGAGCAAGACGTATTCTCTGTGATCCTCATGCTTGTGGCCGTGGTCCTGGCGAAGCCCGGTATGGAATCAAAGATAGCGGGGATATTCATGGGTATCTTCCTCCTGATGGGCGTGGATTTGAAATCGAGTGCAAGAGAGGCCGGGGTGGTCGTCAGAGTAAAGGACAGCAGCGACGGATGAAGCGAGTGCGAGAGGCTGGCGGAGTATACTTCGTTGTGCATGGGATTCCAGAGTTAGAGTATTATATGAGAGGACTGATATGAAGCCATATAAGGTAACACTCGAAGTAACCCAGACATGGGCCATAGAAGTTCATGCTAGGGACGAACAAGAAGCCAAGGAAACAGCCAAGAATCTGGACCTCGACCAGATCACGGACGGCGGGGATTATGGTGAACTGCTTGATGTGACAGTAAGTGACGTTGAGTTGTTGCTTATGGAGGATGAGTGATGAGCAAGATCAGCCTATCAGCTACCAGTATGGCGTGTTTCAAAGCGTGTCCGATGCGCTACTACTACCGCTACGTTCTCGGTCTCACGCCCATCGAAGACACCGATGCCCTGCGAGTGGGAACGAACTATCATCGAATCCAAGAGATATATGACGCCGAGCCAGGTAGGGTATGTAAGTGCGATGAAGTCAACTTGGCTGCTGGTGATCCCAGTTATCCCAACCCCAACTGCCCCCTCTGCGAAGGCACGGGCCGCAATCCCGACGACCCGATGGACGCCGTGATCCGACACTTGAACGAGCGGTACAATACACCTCCGATTTCCAAGACCATCGAAGAGTGGGAGACCGAGAAGATCACTCTGCTCTACACGCTGGTCGGATACAGGTGGTGGTATCAGCAGCAGGATCAGGGGTACGAGGTCGAAGCCCTCGAACAGTCCTTCAAGCTGCCACTCCTGTCGCCCATCACCGGACACTCGCTCAAGGCCCGGCTCTTGGGCAAGATCGACAAGGTGTTCGCCGCTGGCAACAACCGTTTCGTCCACGACTACAAGAGCACCAGCAAGAGCATTGACTCTGATTCTACGTTCTGGTCCCACCTCACCCTCGACACCCAGACCCGGCTCTACACCTACGCCGCTGCCCAGCTTGGACTGGGAGCCTGTGGTGTGGTGTATGATGCGTGGCACAAGCCGGGGATCAAGCCGAAGAAGCTATCGCAGACTGACAGTAAGAAGTTTGTGGAGACCGGGGAGTACTGTGGGGAGAAATTCAAGATTACCCAAGATGATCCGCAACCAGAGATATTGACAGTAAACAGAACAAAAACCGAAGTAGAACCCGGAGCCAAACCCGGCACCTTCACCATCCGAGAAACACCCCAGATGTTCGGGGCCAGACTCCTACAAGACATCACCGAGCGCCCGGAGTTCTACTTCGCTCGTAAGGAGATCGTACACCAGTCGAACGACATCGAGGCGTTCCAGTGGGAGTTGTTTAACATCTACCAGTCGATCAGGTCGATGAACAAGCACAACAGGTGGTGGAGGAACGAACAGTCCTGCGAGGCTACGTACCGCTGCGAGTTCTGTGATCTGTGCTACAACCACGTCGAGTTGGGGTCGGATGAAGTTCCTGATAACTTTACTAAGAGAGGAAGGTGAGATATGAGTGAAGAACTGTGTCCTCATTGTGGGGTTAATCCAGCATCAGACCCACATCCATGTCCCTATGATGAAGATGTAAATAATAATCCTGATTCTTCATGTACTTGTTGCGAAGAATGTGAATATCAATGTGCAATGGATATTTAGGAGATAACCAATGAGACCCAAACCAACAACTAAGAGAGGAAGGTGAGAAAGATGAGTTATTTGATTATAGTAGGTTGTGTCGTTTACTTAGCGTCGTTTTTGGTTCTAACGATACGCATAGAACGATTAGAAGAAGCTGAACGAATCAGAAGAACAAAGGAGATAACCAATGCTACGACCCAAACCACCAACCATAATAAAACCAACAACAAAGATACCGCCCAAGCCTAATCAGGCCAAGACCTTCTCCATCGAAGCGTGGGACGGCGCGACCAGTGGAGAGAAGATCATACTCTACGGCGAGACCGGCATGGGCAAGACCACGCTTGCAAGCATGGCCCCTGATCCTGTGTTCATCGGCCTTGATGACGGAGGCCGCAAGCTGCGACATCCCAAGACTGGGGAATTACTCAAGCACATTCCCAGCGTAGAGACATTCGAGGATGTCCGAGCGGCCATCAGTGCTTGTCTCGATTTTGATTGTCAGACGGTCGTGATCGACACGGGAACGATTCTTGAATCCTTGGCCGAACGTCATGTGCTCAACACTGTATCTGGTCCTCAAGGATCGAAACCGTCCAATCTCGAATCCTATGGCTATGGCAAAGGCTACAAGCACCTCTATGATGCGATGCGCCTGCCTCTCATTGATTGCGATAAATTGATCGAAGCCGGTAAGAATGTAATCGTGATCTGTCAGTCGATCAACAACAAGATCGCCAATCCTGCGGGAGACGATTATCTCTGCAATGAACCTCGGCTTTATCATAGTCGCCAGTATTCGATTCTTCTTCTTTGGTGTGAGTGGGCCGACCACATCTTCCGTATTGATTATCAAGGAACGTGGGTCAAGAAGCAGGACAAGAACGCGGCGTTTGGTAAGGTATCAGGCGATACTACCCGCGTGGTTCAGACCAAGGAAGAGACCTACTTCAAAGCCAAATCGCGGACCTTGGATGATCCAGTGATCTCGTTTGAAACCAAGGACGATGATAGTTTATGGCAATTGCTTTTTGGAGGTGAATAATGGCACGCAAGTTCAAAGTAGGAGACACTGTAGAGGTTGTGAAAGAACTAGGGTCATATAGTCAGTCGAGTTTCTTTAGAATAGGGCACCGGGGAAAAGTAACGGACTATGAATCAAATGAAGAGTACCCGTATACGGTAAAACGTAGAAACGGAATGATTAATCAGTTCAAAGCACAAGAACTCAAACTAATCAAGCGAAAGGGGAACTAACATGGGTCTAATCAACACGACAGGTTTCTATCGTGGCGTAATAACAGGTAACGCCCTCACCCAGTCCACAAACGGCTTCCCGCAGGAAGTACTCATGCTCCGGGCAACCGAGGTCCACGATCCGGACACCGGCGAGTTCCTGCCGGTAGACTCCGAACACGATGAGATCACATGGTATGGCGTCCTGATCGACTCCAAGGACAAGGAGACCAAGAACAGTCAGCAACTCAAGAAGATAACAGGTTGGGATGGAGCCAGCTTCGTGGAACTTATGGACATGGATATGGCGGACCTGCCCCTGTCCTTCCGCGTCGAAGAGCGGACTTACAACGAGAACACCAGCCTTCAGGTTCAGTGGATAGACGAAGCCGACGCCCCGCCGACCAAGACCGTCCAGAGCATCAGCAAGGAAGACGCTATGGCTCTACAGGCCCGATACGCCTCAGTCCTGGCCGCGAACAAGACCCCGGCCAAACCAGTCTCGGCCAAGAGTAAGAAGGCCGAGAAGCCAGCCGCCAAGGGCAAGAAGCCATCTAAGCCGACAGCCCCGAAGCCGCCCAAGGCCAGCAAGCCCGTGGGCAAGTGTACGGCTGACGAAGCCTACAACGAGTGCTTCAACCTCAAGCGGGACGATGTGACTAACGACGCCTTGAACGAGTTGTGGCTGGCCGAAGTGGCCAAGGTCAACGAGGACGAAGCCAAGATCACCGAGGAACAGTGGTTCCAGATCAAGGATACGATCCTGAAGCAAGTGAGTAAAGTGTGACGGGGAACCTCATGATGACTGACAAAGAACTGACAGACTGGTGTATACTCGAATACGCACGAGCCGAGTCTCTATCGAAAGAAGAAGCTGATTTCGTTAAGCGTAGGGCCAAACGTGCGTTTGATATACGTTTCCCGAATCCAGATTACTGTCATGTATGCGGACACCGATTGGAGTAATTGATGCCAACTGACATCGAAAAACTCTACAACATCTACGTAGCCAACATCGCCCGGTTCCCGGCCTTGTACGAAGCTCTCGCCGAACAGCTTGGGGTCTCAGTAGAATCCATCTACAGCACGGGAGTCGGCTTGATCCCCTGTGATGAGTATGGTAGCTGGTCCTGGGTCACACCTGAACGCAACGCCGAGGGTAAGGTGATCGGCCTCAACCGACGATTCGCCAACGGTAAGAAGTTAATGGTTCCTGGTAGCAAACGTGGGTTGGTCTACGTTGTTAGTCACGACACCTCCATGTATGAGAAACCACACGGTTGGGCGCGGGTCTCGAAAACGTACCCGTGCCCGCTCTGTGGCAAACCTGATGGCTGTCTCTACCCCAAAGGCGAGCACCACAACCCGAACTCGGTGATCTGTGTCCACATCAAAGCAGGATCAGCCAAACCGATGGAACTCGGTTATCTCCACATCCTTGATCCTGTTCGTCAGAAACTCGTTACCCGAAGTTGGTCGATCCTCGCCCCATCCGAACACCCAACGCTGGTCGTAGAAGGTCATTCTGATGTCTGTGCAGCCTACGACCTCGGCTTCGTGGTAGTAGGCAAGCCGAGTGCGGCCAGCAAGAGCCAAGACCTGATCGGCTTGTTGACCAGTAGACGAGTTGTAGTCATCGGCGAGAACGACGCCGGGGCAGGTCGGGCCGGGATGGAGTCCACGTTTGCTCAACTCAAGAATCAGTGCCCCGACTGTACCAAACTGATGCCCCCGGAAGGAGTCAAGGACTTGCGGCAGTGGGTGAACAAAGGGCTAACCAAAGAGGAACTGCTACGGTATATTGAGAATCAGGGCGATCAAACACTTGACAGCGACATATTCGAGAGCGACGAAGCCTTGGTCGTGGCCCGGACTTGGTTACGAGATACAAGAACCGATGAGGGCAAGCAGACGCTCGGTATCTACCGAGAAGATTTCGTAGAGTTCACTGGTGGTGTGTACGAGAAGCTGACTAAGAACCAGATCAAATCACGGATATACCAAGGTATCGGAGGCCGAAAGTTCCTCGACGCAACCAATGCCGTCAAGCCGTACAAACTCACCAGCGCCAAGGTCCGGGACATCATGGAAGCCTGTACTGCTGAGTGTCTGATCGAACCCGACCCACCTTGCTGGCTGACACCAGGCGACCACCCCGATCCATCACGCCTGATCGTGTTTCAAAACGGCATCCTCAATGTAGACGAGTACATGGCCGGGCATATCAAACTGTATCCACCAACACCCGACCTTTTCACGTTCAACGTGTTCCCCTACAAGTTCGATGAAAACGCCGAGTCAGAACTATGGGAACAGGTGTATGCAAGCATCGTAGAGGATGATGAAGAACGGATGCTCTTACTCCAACAGTGGTTCGGGTACAACACTGTCGCTGATATGTCACAGGAAAAACTCTTGATGCTGAAGGGTTTGACCGGAGCAGGCAAGGGTACAGTAACAACAGCCCTTCAGGCTATGATGGGCGACTGTAATGCAGGCGAGTCTTCGTTTCTATCGTTGTCTGGGGATTTTGGATTACATCCTCTTATGAACAAGCTGAGTGTCGTGATGGGGGATGTGGTATCGGCGTCCAAGCGCGAGGAACGATCCGTACTGGCCAAGATTCTGACTATCGTAGGCCGAGATGCCGTGGTTGTCAACCTGAAAGGCAAAGCGCATCTCCCCAAGGTACATCTAAATTGTCGTTTCACTTTTGCCATGAACGACTATCCGGCCCTCACTGACAACAGCGGATCACTCGAACGCCGAACCATGATCTTGCCGTTCAATAAATCGTTCGTAGGTCACGCCGACACCACCCTCAAGGACCGACTTACGCAGGAAGCATCAGAAGGCAAGCTGATTAATTGGGCGCTACGTGGGTTGAAAAGTCTCTATGAGAATGGCAAATTCATCGAGCCACAAGAATCACGGATGGCCATGCGAGCGTTCAAGCAACTCACATCACCGATCCCGTATTTTGCTCAGTACTGTCTGGAAGAGACTACAGAAGGGCCGGGCGTGTCAGCAGATCATCTCTACGAACTTTGGCGATGGTGGTGCAAACGAGAAGGCATCCCCTCAGACGACAAGAGTACTCTGTTGCGTAACATCCAGTCATGCTTGCCCCACACAGTTCAGATACTCGACGGAGAGGTGGGCAACCCAGACCGGATGATTATGGGAATACAGGTAACAGAATGGGCTAAGACAAGTTTTGGACAGTGTTAGGAGGTAGAAGAATGATCTACATACTCGCCGTAGCGTTCGCCACAGCCGGGCTTCTCACCGGAGACGGGGAATGGGCTTTGGCCGCTGTGATAATGTACTGCACCTCACAGGTGCTGGAACGAATGGAGGAAAGACGATGAAAGCGTTTGAAGAGTGGATAAACAAACAAGATATTCCTACTTATCTACACGAAGTAGAAAAAGCAATGGTAATCAATAATTGTAAATTAACGTGGCGTGCTGCGTTAGAACGAGTGCTCGATGAATGTCACCATCATCAATCACAAGACGTTATTGACTGGATATTAACTGAATTAGGAGAAAACTGATGAACTGGTTTCAAAAACTACTCACGCTCATATCAGCGGTCATCCTCGTCACCGTCCTTGGTTGTGCTGCCTGGATGGAGGGACTGACCCCGGCTTACGTGGACCCTGCGGCCATCGAGTACGCGGACGCCAAACCCACGGTCTTTCTGCCGTACACGTCTCTCTGGGATGCTCGACGGATCAAACGAGAACTGGATTTCCAACACCTATCAGAGCAGACCAGAATAGCGCGAGACTTGGAGGACGATCAGATACGGTACAAACACTTGCAAGATGCCATGCAGACTAACATCCAGGCGGCTGAAGAACTGCGAGACACACTGTTCTCACCAACTGGACCGCTGAGTATCCTGTTTGCCGCAGTCCCGGCCTTGGGTCTTGGGGCGTATTTGATACCGCGTCCTTCGGACAAGAAGCGGATTGCCGAGTTGGAGAATGGGAGAGTCTGATGCACCTCACCTCCAGACACCAACTGATTGAGTGGGCCGCTGAACACGCCCCCGCCAAGTGTGTTCAGCGTGCCCTCGATCGGGGCCAGGTCACTCATCACGGTCGATTCAAAGACGGGTGGGTGATCTCGGCCCGGTATCGGGGCCAGACGTGGGTGCTCGGTATCCGACCTGTGGGCCTTCCGCCTAGGTTGGTGTGCGGGTTGCTGAAGGCCGTGCCGTGGGGTGACTATATAGGCGGCGAAGGGGTTTTAGCGAAAGGGGATTAGAGAGATGGTGACATGCGCCTGTTGCGGTCAGCAAACACGAGTTTATCTGTGGCGAACTAATTTTCCCTGGGAACAACCACCAAAGGAGCCTTGGTGTTTTAAGTGTGCTACTAATGGGGTGTTCTTAAAATCGCACGGTATTCACTTAAAGAACCCCAGCCAACAGCCGGAAACACCCCGGCAGAGCGGTCAAGATGATCCCAACGACCAATGCACCGAGGATGCGTAGGAACCAAGCGTCTCTGACCTCATGATGCTTGATGTGGTTCTCCATCAGGGTTTCCAGCCGGGCGATACGTTCTCTAAGGGTCGGGCCGCCAGTCATAGTAGTTTACTCCCAAACTTCTTGTCGTCCTCTTCTTCGAGGGCTTTGATGATCTTGTTGATCTGCTTGGCCGGAACCCCCATCACAGTTCCTACGTTGAGGATGAGTTTACGAGTTCCGGTCTTCATTCGTTTGATGGCCTTCTCTTCGTCGCCAGCCACGTAATAGGAGAACGCTTTGCCGAAATCAACACTACCCGTCACGATGTCAGCGAGCACTTGACCTGGCAGCGTAGAGATCGGTTCTCCCTCGAACTGTTCTTTCTCTCCGGCCATGATCTTGACCATGCTCCCCACGACCCGGCCCATGTAAGGGCCGACCACGGCCATCATGGGGAACGGAGCACTGGTAATAGCTCCTATAAAATCCCACACGTCCTTACGTTTGCGCCAGATCAAACGGCCAATCAGAAACCGAGCAATCGCCGTAGCCATTTGGCTACCCAATACCGCACCGTAAACCTGTGCCTGCTTGGCCCGATCAGCGGCAGTCTTCTCGCTGGCCGCATATCGGGCGTTCGCCGAGTGGAGCATCATCAAAGACTTCTCGAAGTAAGACCGGAATAGGAACGGTATCTTCTTGATTCCACGTTGCGACGTATTGATTGACTTACCCCACTTGTCCCAAGAGGGTTGCGTGTCCCACAATTCTTCGGCCTTGTCGCTTACATACTCCCAGTAGAGCGGATCGCTCTCTGTGATACCAGAGTCCTTGATAATAGCCTTCGCCACCTTCCAGCCTTGGGCGAACGCAGCGAGGTCGGTTTGTTGAGCGGCGATGCCGGTCTTGTTAAGATCAGCGTGTTTGCCGGTCATCAATCGCAATGATACGTCAAGATGACCAAGTTCAGCCAGTTCGGCACTCTGACCTCCGGCATAATATCGTTGCCATACCACTGGGTTACGATCCAACATCTCTTTGACGAGCTTGGGCGTGGGCGGCACAGCAAGCAGTTTGGCGTACTTGGGGTTGACGATACCGGCGTAGTGCATGGTAGACATATACTGAGCCACGATGACTTCGGGAGAGTAGTGAAGTAACGCACGGTACGCCCCGTGGAGTATCTTACTTAACAGGCGATCAGTGCTGGTCGAACTACTGTCCTTGCTCTGTACGTATTCGAGTAAGGTCTTGAGGTTCTTGCGAACGTCGGTGTAGCCTTTGGCCTCCAATGTGTCGATGACTTCATCATTGTTGAGGATCATATTCATCAATCGTAGTTCCTCGGCCATACCTACATACTCGGCAACCGCATACTGTACGGCGAAGAACCGCGGGAACAGACCGCGAACCACAAGCGGCTGCTTGCCCCCGGTCCTCGGTTTGAGGATGCCTTTGTTCTCTAATAGAGAAATGGCATAGGTCATCTTGCCTCTGACCTTTAGCCGGTGATATGGTTCGAGATGCCAGTAGTTAGTTTTATCAGCAAGGAGTTGTGTCGATTCAGGATTAAGTCTTCCGTGGGTGTAGTTCAACTGTGGTGCGTTGTACTCATCAGCGATCTTGATGACGGCGTTCATAATACTCATCGCTTTTTCATCAGCTTCTACGATGGCTCTGATCTCATCCATTTTGGCTTCATCAATACCGCCAGTTCGATAACCGCGTATGATGAACCCTCCGGTCTCTATATGTCCCGGCCCCGTATCCTGTAAAGAAGCCAGGTACATATCCATCAGTTCGTCCATTGTAGCTGTGAACTTCTTACCGTTGACCTCAAACTTATAAGAGGCCGTCTTGGAAACACCTAACTTCTCCCGCACGGTTTTGATGAGCGCCATCCGGGGATCAAGCGAATCACTGATCCGAGCCAGATCAGCATCGGTGATACCAGCGGCCTTAGTCGCTTCTTTGAGCATGTCTACGCCACCGCGAAGCACAGACGATATGTGGTGTTTGCTTCGCCGCCAGTTAGTGACGCCAACCTCACGCATGATACCGTCTTTGATGGCCCCGATCTTTTCCATCAGATAAGGAACATTGAGGTTGTCGATACCTATTAAGATGGCTTTGGCGGTCCCTATGACACCGCGCCCACGTTCGGCCCTAGTACGCAGGCCCATCTTAGGCGCTTTGGTCGAGAGGTCTTTGAGTTCCTCAACCGTGGCTTTAGTCTCATCAATGAACTCGTCAGTCCTGACTTCTCGTGTCCCTATGAAGATAGTCTTGGCGTAATCCTCTGGAGCGAGCACACCCATGTCCCTGGCTTGTTCTTCCAGGGCTTCGACCAGTTGTCGCATCTGGGCGGTCTTCATACCCTTCATGCTGGTTTTGCCGGTAATCGACTGCATGAAGTCACGCCGTTGGGCCTCGGACCAGCCCATCTTCTTGGGGAGTTCATGGCCTATCGTGAGAGCTTTGCGCTTGGAGATACGGCGTTTCTTGGGTTGTTCTGGTTGTGCGGTGGCTTCTACTCCTGCCTGCCCTGGGGCGGCGGGGGTGGCTTCTGTTGATGAGACTTGGACTTCCGTCACTTGTTCGGGACTCAAAGCCACATACGAGGTTGAACCAGGGTCTTCGTTTACGTTAGTATATTCGATGCCGTCATACCCATTATTTTGAAGAGCCTGGCTAATTGCATCGAACGCGGCTGCACTACCCTGATCCTTCTGTATTTTACGTATCACAGGAACAAGTTGCGGATTTATGTTTTCGTTTTTAGCTGCGACTATGTCTTCTGCGAGAGCAACCGGGTTTACATCATGCGATCTTCCTGAGTCTATAAGTTTAGCCGGGTTCTTTATGTCCAACTTATATGCTTTAATGTCACGACCAACAGCGGCTTTTTCTGCTGCGGCTTGTGTACCAAAGTTTATTAGTCCCTCTTTGATGTCACCAGCTCTATATACAACATCTTTCTCTACCTCCGTAACAGGTTGCTCTGGCGTTGCTTCGACAGGTTCAGCCATCGGCCCCGGCTCAACTCCAGCCTCAACCGGAGCACCCACCTCGATAGGGGCACGAGCCTGGACACGGGCCGTGATCCCACCACCCACACCGGGAAGTAGACTCATCACAGCCGCGATGTATGCCTCCTGAGCACGTCGGTCGATCACGTCAGCGAGTGTGCCGGGGATGTCCTTGTCATAGACCATCTTGGCCGTGATCTCTTGCCACTGCCCCTGGGCCATCTCTTCGATAGCTTCTTGGGCAGCGACCTTGATCGTTCCATACACTGCCGCTTTGAGGCCCTTGTTCGCCACTTTCTGTACTGTGCGGTTGAGAACGGCGTTATACATCCCCTTGCCGATCTTGACCAACCCCTCAAGCTGCATCTGCTCAAGAGCGCCAGCCACAACACCGTAGATACCGTAGGCCAGGGCTGCTTCGTCTTCTGTTGCGCCATCTGCAATGGCCTGATCTGCGGCGTCTTGGCCTTCGGACGCGACCATTAAGCCGGTAGCGATCTGTGGTTGGCCTGCGGCGGTAAGAACACCTGCCCCGACAAGCAAAGGCATAGATTCAGCAATGGCCACAGCCAGTTTGTCTGGATGTGTGAACAGGTCTTTGAACGATTCAGGCGGTGCTGATTCCCACTCCGGGTGTCGGGCGATAATAGTCTCCATGCCCTGTTGATGCCAGTCTTGGGCTTCTTCCAAAGCCTTGGCCGTAGCATCGAACGCCTTCTTGGACTCGGACATATCCTTGAGTAGTTCGGCCTGTTTCTGCGGATCAGGTTCCCGAAGTACGGTTTCCGCCGCTGCCCACTGCCGCAAGAATCCGGCCTGTCGCACAGCGTTGGCCGGTACACCTAAAGCAGCACGGCCAAGACGCATTTCGCCCTTGGCTAACCCGCCAAGTAGCCGTGATCCGAGGGTAGGCTCAACAGGTACATCGGTCCAATCTGATTCAGAGGGAGCCGCAGGAGCCGGTGTTGCGGGAATGTCTACCCAATCTGCACCGGTATCAATAGGAACATCTATCCAATCTGCACCGGTATCAATAGGAACATCTATCCAATCACTATCTACTCGATCTGCCACGTTTTACCCCCGTCATACGATACTCTATACTGGCCAGTCTTTTGATTGAATTGTTTGCGTGGCTGTACGCCTCGTTGATTCTTAGGTACATACGGAAACGTCATACCCGTGGCTGGAGTTCCTGCGGGTTTAGTGACTTTATTGCTCCATTGTATGACGGCCTTACCTAATGGCCCTTTTGTGTTTGGAGATTCGAGTTTCTTACCGACTCCTCGACCAATATCAGTCTGAGCCATAGGGCCAAACATATGTGACATGAAGTTCACCTCACCGGCTGGGCCGAGCAACTCTTCAAGAGCCTTACTTCCTCCTGGAAGCTCAGATGCCCACAGATAGAACGCCTCATTGAATCCGGCCAGATCAGCTACGTTACGTGGATCGCTGAGATTGGCTACTTTGAACTGGCGCTCGTATAGGTCTTTAAGTTTGTCCTTATCAACGTAGTTGCGGTGCAACCACGGTTTGTGAACCACGGAATCCTCATAGGTACTAAACTTCTTCATCCATGCCTGTGACTGACCAGGCGACAAGCCAGCCGCCGAGACTGTCATCTCGCGTTCAGTCGGTAGATTGATCCCAGTAGCGATCTCGAACTGCAACGCCCTGGCCCGTTCGGGTGTGAGACCGCCGGAGTCGGCAAGCTGTTGGATTGCTGCAATATTGTTCTTATCGCGCTGTCGTACAACCTTGATCTCATCCCACTTGGCCTGCCACTGTGCCGCCTCTTCTGGAGTACGCGCTCTTTCATACTGCGCCTTGTGATACTCACCAAGTTGTTTGAGATCGTTGTCGATCAGTTGAAACGCTTCGGGTTGCTGTGGCTTAATCAAAGCAGGTTTCGCTCCAGCCCGACCACCGACTGCCCCGATTGGACTTATCCGACCTGAAAGAATTTCTTCGGCCATTGTCTACTCCTATGTAGCTTCGCCAAGTTTATTGGCTGTATAATGGACTTCGATATGAAAGATAATAGGCTCGGCTGTTGGGTTGCTGCCATCATCAAGTGCTACTCGGCTAATCGTAAGACCTACTAAGTCATCAGCGGCCAAACTGGCCGCAGCAATAGCCCCATCTCCTGTTTTGGTGAGGTACTTAGCAGTTGCCGGAATATTCTGATCGCCGTAGTCAATCGTACCTGTGTGCGTAGGAGCGTCTATGGCTTCAGTTGCATCAGGAGGACATGCCGCCCACGCCACTTGCCACTGAACTTCGCCGCTGTTAGTCGCATAGGCTTCGTCAATCGCCCAATAAAGAACCACGTTAAGATCGGTTGTTGAATCCCAATCATGGGGAACCTCGAACGTGGCGATCATATCATCGCTAACGGTAAAGGCGTACCCATAGTAGTTGCCGAAATTAGTAAGCGTAGCACCCGATGCTCCAGGGCTAAGGTCCACAGCCGCTAACTGAAACTCTTTTTGGACTCTGGCAGTACCAACCAGTGTTAGTTCGCCATCGGTAGCGAACTGTGCATAGTTAGTGCTACCGCCGTCACCAAGGTATGTACTGCCAGCACTATCTATCAGCAACCTGAGTTTAGGAGTTGATCCGTTTGCCCGTGTATAAAGCCCAACAAAAGAAGCATAATTCCCATCAGTCGTATTTTCTTTGCCCCCTGCGATTCCTGAAAGATTGGCTATATCACCCGCAGTATTATATTTTGAACGAAACATAATACCCGCCGCAGGGCTGCTCCCATAAGCAGTATTACCATCAGTAACACTCATAACAGTCATAAGATCACCGGCGGAAGCCGGGGTGCCTCTGATATTCAAAACACCAAATTTATCGGTAACACTGTTAGTGGAAAGTTGCCCACTCACATTTTCATGGAGAATACTGGTCCCAAATCCGGCGCCGCTAGCACCCATGTAAACATGGTAACTATCAGTAATGCCTGTCAGATCAACAGTGGCAAATGTGGGGCTGGCATCGGTCGAATAATCTTGTGATACGACAGCATTATCTTCGACGATCAACGTCTTCGACACAGCACTGAAATCCAGAGCACCGGCGTTGGTAGCACACGCGGTCAAAAGATTGGCCGCAGTGTAGTTGGCCGCAGTGATCGTTCCTGTTCCGAGATCGACCGCCCCACCATCAGAGAGAGTCACATCATCCAGCCAAGCCGTTAACTCTGTGTGTTCGGCAGCAGTCAGATGATAGTACTCTCCCGCCGTTCCTCCCTGTAATCCTGACAGACTATTGTGTACGATCTCACCATCAGTGGTAGACAGAGTGATCGACCCGGCTCCGTTGGCCACGGTGATCCCCGTCCCCCCCGTAATCGCGGCCAATACCGGATCAGCCCCCGTCGAGCCGATGGGCAACTGACCGTTCGTAGCTGCTCCGAGGGCCGTAACTGCACCCGTTCCTGATCCCAACAGGATACCGTGGTCGGTCAACGACGAAGCACCCGTTCCGCCGTCTGCCACCGATACGTCTGTGCCCCCGACCCGATAAATGTAGGCTGATCCGATTGTAACGGCTGTAGGGATGTCTGTGCCCCAAGCCGGGAGTGCCGCCGCACCGCCACCTACGAGAATCTGAGTTGTTAGTCCCGCCGCGAGCGTCTGGTGTGCCCCAGTAGCTGTTGTCCCTGCTGCCAGGAGTCCATAAGCCGTAGTCGAAGTGGCTCGGCCTGTTCCGCCCTTACTGACAATCAGGGGATCGACAAGACCGATCACCACGCCACCAGCGGCGTCATCAGCGACATCAATCTCGTCAGCAGTTCCGGCGATCAGATCAATCAAATCCTTGGATTCCAGTATCTTCGATGCGTCAGTCCACACGAGACGAGACGCAGTAAGGGCGTTGA